GTGGCTGTTCCACCGACAGTGGCGGAGGAAAGAACCAATTGAAGGGTGGCGTTATCAATACGGGAGAAATTGCAACTTCCGGAAGGTTGGTGTTCCTCAGGGCGAAGAGCGAATGAGTAACAGTTGATACCGGTGTCGGGGCTACGGGTGTGGTGTTGGAAAGGTTGGACAACATCGAAGTAGGAACCCTCACGCTCGGAGAAACGGTCTTGACCGTTAAGTTGGAGCTTAGCAGTGACGACAGGATTCTCACCCCAGCAATGCATGTCGAGGGCGGTCTCGGCAAGAACAAATGTTCCGGCATCAGAGACATAGGAACCCTCGGTGGCGGTGCCGTATTCAACGGGACCGGAACCAGCCTCGGCAGTGAACATGTTAGGGCTAGCCATGCTGGGGTTATTTTGACCCCATTGCTCGCCAGCGGCTCCTCCTATGGCTCCGGGGTCTTGGAAGAGACCACCAGAGGTGATGAAGGCGTTAGCACCGGAGGTCTCAGCGGGACCACCGAAAGCATGGACAGCGTTGGGAAGGGCATCAATGGCGTCAGTGTAGTTGAAAGGTTGGGCACCAAGAGTCTTGTAAAGTGTCTGGCCACCCTCTAAGGAAGAGCAGTAGTCGACGTTAGCATCAGGTTGCACAACCCAAACAAGCTCCTTGCAAGGGTGGTTGAAGTTGAGCTTGATCTTGTTACTGGAAGAACCAACGGATTCATCACCAGTGAACTGAAGTTGCTCAATGAGATACTCGTGGGGGTTCTGGGCCATCTTTCTGCGCTCATCGGTATCAAGGAAGATATAGTCGATGTAGAGAGAGGCAGCAACAAGGGATTGCTGGTAGGCAGCGGAAACAGAGGCTGTTCCGGAAGTGGAACCAAGGGTGTTCACAGCCCACAAGCACTCACCAATAGGACGGAAGTCAATGTTGATCTTGACCTCGTGGTATTGAAGGGCGATAAGGGGAAGAGCAAGTCCAGGGTTTCTGCAGAACCAGAAAAGAAGGGGGATGTAAAGGGTGGTCTCAGGAAGGGCATTACGGGGAGCGCAAACCTGGGAAGGACCTCCAGAGGCGGAACAAGGACCAGACACATTGGCGAATGTGGGATCAGTGATGTAGGTAAGCTGGGTGGTGTTACCAATCATCTGTTGGTAACCACGTTGTTGCTCAGCAGACATGGTAAGTTGGTTCCAGACGTGCATCCAGTCACCATATTGACGGTCAATACGTTGACCACCAATCTCGACCTCAACTTGAGCGATAAGTTGCTCACCGATGAAATCCAACCAACGGGCATAGACACCCTCGGCACCAGAGGCCTTCATGCTCTGGTTGATCTCAGGAAGTGTGACCTGAAGGTATGTGCGGTAGCACAAATCACCATTACGGCTGATTGTGCATGTAACACGGCGACCGAAATCGGCTTGACCAGAAAATGTCTGCTCAATAGACTCCATTGCGAAGTTGGTGTGGCGTCTGTAGGACACCTTCCAGAAAGTAATCTCGGGGGTTCCGGTAAGGAAAACGTCTTGTGCGCCATAGGCGACGAGTTGCATGAGTGCTCCAGCCATTGTCTCTTTATACTCTTGTTCTAGAAAATAATTTCGGAAAAAGGGATTTAATTCATTTTAAATCGTTTTATTGTTAAATGTTTATAATTACAGATTTTTTCATTTTATATGACCATTATTAGTGAACCATTTTATCTATAAATGGACATATTTACTCTTTTTGGGTTGTCTATCTTTTTAATCCCTTTTTGCTAAACTATTTTGACTCGAGCGTGGTCTAAAGTCAATATGCCTTTTTTTTGCAGATGACTGCATAATACCTTTTTCAGAAAGGGTTTATAGTCATAATGCACTCGGGTATCGAGCGATACTTGAATCGTTTTGAGATTATTTATAAATAGTCTCAAACCCACAATTCGTTATTTTTTTTGTAGAATGTCCATATCAAAGTTGGTTTGGATGAAAGTTTCCAAGTAATTCTCTCTAAATATTTCTCGTTTATTTTCATGCTTTTTTGTGAAAATATATTCGTCCTCTACTTTTTTTATTGCCCAACCTTTTTCTAGAGCATTCATCACGAACACCATACGTTTCAAATGTTTGGAATTTATTTTTGTGGTTTCGGGTATGTCTATATGAATATCGGTTGATTCAGACATTGTATATATTGAAAGAGATACTTAATAATGACGCTTTCTGCGCGTTTTGTTCTTCTTCGAACGATTCGCGTTTTTGGTTTTCTTTTTATGGGCAGTTTTGGTTACATATCGCTTTTTCTTGGTTCTTTTTGTTTGGATACGGCGCTTTTTACGGGTTTTTCGTCCGCCACTGGATGTGTATTTAACGTCAATATTTTTTGCCGTTAAGCTCGCTAAAAATTGGTGCACTCTAGCTCTGATACTAATTCGTGATGTTCTATCACCATCCGTCTCATCTTTGCCATCGGTAAGGTCTTCAAATACAGGTTCCATTAAGCCATATGATGATATTTTTGTAGCAATATCGAATCTGTTGAGCGCAATTTGGTATAAATTTTTATCAGCATCATTAATAACCGCATTATTAGAAGTTGATATGTATTCTATAAATTGTAAAAATTCTTCAATTTTTTTGGGTGTTTCGACATCTATGTTTGAAAAAAAATGTGTAATTTGTGTTGTAACCTGTGTTTTGTTGTTGGCGAACAACCTCGTATACCCTTCTGTATAAAATTTATTTGGTCTGATATGTTCTACATCAGTGTCGTTTTTTATATCCGATATATTGTTGAAGTTTTCAATTACCTTACTATCATTAAACTCACCATGAGTGAATATTTCATCTAACATATATTTTATATTCGAATCCTTAAATTTGTTTTTTCCACTATCACCAACTTTCATTGCTTTAAGAACGTCATTCGTGTTTAGGCCGTTAAATATTTTATCTTTAACAAATGTAATCGCTCTATTCAAATATACTTTTTCCTCATTGTATTTATCTGTAAACTCTTGTTGAGATATTGTATTATCCATTTCTATTAATTTTAATCTATTTGCTAGAATTTTCTCCATATTATAATTTGTTTTAGGCTGTTGATCTTCACGCGAGAGAGCTACTTCGGAGTCGCCGTAAATCTCTTCTAACGCACGTATTGAACTGCGTATATATTGACGCTCCGTTTTTTCTATAGCATCACCAGCATCATCAGCAGCAGTCAAGTCATTATTGACATAAGTCTCATTTAATTTTGCATTTGTTAATGCATCCATTAATAAATTTCCCGATTCAATTATATCGTTTTTGTCCTCCTCGGTTAATGCGCCACCAAATTGTATATTTCCTCCACCTTTCATTGTATCAACAGGGTTTTTATCATAAATTTTAAAACAATTTGTTAACAATGTTTCCATTCTACTAATAATAGAACCAACCTTTCCTGGTATTGTATCGCCTTTCCCTTTTGAATTACTTCTCCAGTTTTCTTCTCGAGTTTCTCTGAATGCTGCAATTTTGGCTTCATCTTTACCACCGTATAATGTAAATGTATACATGTGTGCATTTATAATTTTTTTGAATATTTTTTTGAAATTATTTATGTCGGCGGCACCAGGGAATAATTTTGGAAAATCCCCATAGTCCGTATCAGTCTCTTTGTTTGCTGTAATATAATATTCAACTAATAAATTTATAGTTTCATACATTAAGTCGAATTGTGTAATAATAGCCGTTTCTGCAACACTTTTTTTATCCTTATTATAAGCTATCATTACGCTTAACCAATTTGTGTGTCCTGCTCCACGATTACCGCCGAAATATGCGAGTAAATTACTTAAACTGTTTCCGCCACTAGCACTAGCATCAAATATTTTTTTTTCATTGTCTTCAAGTTTCTTTTGTAAAATTTTAATATTATACGCATTTAAAAATGTTTTTACATTATCTTGTTTTATGAATGTATTATACGAAGTTATTAATGCCTTTGCTTCATCGGGTGTTAGTGCTGCTTCTGGTGTTGCTGCTGAATCAAAGATTTTACGTATATCATTAAATTTCTGTATGACTGTATCATTAGTAATAGTTGCAAAATCGTCTGCTTTTACAATATCTCTTTGTGCTGCTATTAGTAAATCTGATTTAGCTTTCATTTTATCCGCTAATCCTTTGACCATACTTATAAATGTGGAGGTTGGGTCCCATTGAATATATAATGCCGCGTGTCGAGCCCCTTTATTTTCAGACCCGTTTCCCTTGAAATTTTCAATAAATACATTATTAAATGAAGAATATACGTTTTTTTGAGCAGCTATTAATCGTGCAGCAAGAGGGCGTTCTGAAATAGCATATATTATTTCGTAATTAAGCGCTTCACCCAATGCAGCAACAGTATCAGCAGCAGTAGATGCTTTTTTTATTGCTTCCATAATTACACCAAACACAATATGTGCCGAGTCACCTGAAAATTTTAATGCAGCCCAACCATAACCCTTATAATCATTTACAGCCATTAAAGAAAATAATTTATTAATTTCATTCATGGCCGCAATTTTTGTAGCATCACCTGTTTTCTTGGAACGACCTGGAAATATTAACTTTAAGAATGAACTCATACAGGTAGCAGCCATTGTTTGTGACGTTACATATTCTACACCACCGCTCAAAGTAGATGTTCTATCTATGATAGTTGTTCCAAAACCTNCCGTATTATAACTTGTATAAATTTGAGTACACATCTCTTTAATATAGGGTAACCAATTTGCATAGGTGCCTTTTAATATAATTGTCGCATTGTTTTTCCTATAGTAAATATAAGGATTTGATATATATCCATCTGCTGTAGTTGCGAAAGAATCAAATCGAATTTGGGTTAAATGGTTTAATGCAGAAATATAGCCA